GACAATGTGCTATGTCTAAGTCCATGTGCCTGAATTTCGGCACGTAAAGTCTCCCAATCATGCTGGTATAGAATTGAAGTAATTTCGTCTACATCTTTTTTGTAAGTATCAATTGGAAGAATGCCATCAGAATACTTAGTTCTATTAAAGTATTCACAAGCACCTTTCTCTTTGGCAACTTGATTAGATGCCTTTAAGAGATAATACTGGAATGACTCAGAGAGACCATGAACTGCATCCCATGCTTCCTGAGAATCATATCTGAATCCCAGTTTAGCAAGATAATGTGCAAGTCCAATATAACCAACACCCAAAGATCTACGTGCTTTTGTAGATTTTTCTGCAGCAATTACAGGATAATCTTGATAGTCAATCAGTTCTTCAAGACCTCTAACTGAAAGATCACACAGTTCTTCAAACTCTTCATCATCTTTGACTTTGCCTACATTAACTGCAGACAGAATGCAAAGAGCAATTTCACCATCAGGGTCATCAATATGATTTAGTGGTTTTGTTGGAAGAGTAATTTCCTGACAAAGATTACTCATCTCAATCTTATCCTTAAAGGAAGAGTGAGAATTACAGTGATCAATGTTCATGATATAGATTCTACCAGTTTCTGCTCTCTCCTTCAAGAGGTCCAGAATGAGTTCTTGAGCATTGATAGTTTTTCTAGAAATAGATTCATTTCGTTCTGCATCCAGATATAAATCGTCAAATCCATCAAGCCCAAAATTAGCACTAAGCTCAGGAACGTCATGTGGACTGAAGAGTGAGATATCTTGGTTACTGATGAATCTTTCATAGAACAGTTTACTGATTTGAATTGAGTAATCTAGTTTTCTTACTCTATTGTCTTCTGTGCCTTTATTGTTTTTAAGAACAAGAATGTCCTCTATTTCTTTGTGCCAGATGGGAAAGTGGACAGTAGCACTTCCACCACGAATCCCATTTTGTGTGCAGCATCTGACAGTTGCTTCAAACTTTTTGAGGAATGGGACAACCCCTGTATGAGCAACTTCTCCCCCTCTGATCTTAGAATTGATTGCACGGATTTTGCCTGCATTGATACCAATTCCTGCTCTTTGAGCAACATACCTGCCAATTGCCATATCAGAACTGAAGATGCTGTCAAGGGAGTCATCAACATCAACAAGAACACAACTTGCAAATTGGCGAAGTGGGGTTCTAACACCTGCCATGATTGGCGTAGGAATGTTGATTTTGTGCTTGGAGATTGCATCATAGTATCTCTTTACATATGAGAGTCTGGTTTCTTTTGGATACCTAGCAAAAATAGTTGCAGCAATCAACATATACATGAACTGTGGGGTTTCATAAACCTTACCACTGCTTCTATCTTGTACAAGATACTTATCTACTACTTGTCTGAGTCCAGCATAAGTAAATAGATAATCACGATTATGATTTATGTAGTGACCAAGTTTGTTCAATTCATCTTCACTATAGTTAGTCAGAATGTCAGGGTCATATACTCCTAGATTGACACAATTGTTAACATGCTCAAACAGTGAAGGATGATCCTGAACTCTTCCATAAAGTGACTTTCTCACTGCAAACAGAAGGAGTCTTGCTGCCACAAATTGATAGTTAGGATTATCAAGATCAATTAGATCAGATGCAGATCTAATTAAAATCTCTTGGATCTCAGCAGTTGTAATACCATCATAAAACTGAATACCAGAATGCATTTCAATCTGAGATGCAGATACACCAGCAATGTCTTTACATGCCTCTTCTACCATCAGATGAAGTTTGTTCAGATCTAGTGCTTCAATAGATCCATTTCTCTTAACTACTTTTGTTCCGTTGCTCATACTCGTTTCCAACTAATAAGTTTTGCTTTTGCTTCTAGGCCAGAATAGGTATTAAATTCTAGCAGAGGATTCACATCATGTCCAGACAGTACCATGTCATTAATATCTTTTTCTTTTAGATCTTGTGGCCAAATGACTACAGGGAAATGTAGATCAATTGCTTTTGATATTCTATCTACGATCTGTTTGTTTCTTTTTTCATTATCATAAACCATTACAAACTTAGTCTCAAAATTTGTGACAAAAAACATTCTATCAATATCAGCACCAACCATAGCAATAGCATTTTCCAAGAACATACTATCAAATGGACCCTCTGTTATGTAAACAGTTTTGTCCCAATCAACTCTATCAAGTCCATATATTTTTGGATGATGCTCTTCTAAGATAATTGTAATGTATTTAATTTTTGATTTTGCATTTAGACTACGACCTTGAAACCCAAATAATTTCCCATGATTGATAAGTGGGATGATGATCCTTGGTTCATCTTGGTCTGTAGAATCAAATGTATGTTTTTGTTGATTAGTCCATTCTTTAAATTTTTCACAATAATATAATTGATCATAGAACTTTTTTGGAATTTGTCTCTGATCTACATATTGTCTTGCTGGATGTGTAGTATTTAGATCTGCCAGGGTAGGGAGGTCTACAATTTTCAGGGGTTGAGGATTTTCAGAATTCTTGAAAAACTTAGGTTCTTGAAAATTGAAGTCAGGATCTGCAGTGTTGGATCCTTTACCAGTCAATCCATTCTTATACCTTTCCATAACATACTGGTCATACAATGTATTATCAAGGTCTTTCAAAAAATGAGTAAAGGACTTTGACACTCCACAGTTGTGACACTTGAAGTTATGGTCATTTTTAAACTTGTAAATATATCCTCTTGCTTTGTTTTTATGACGCTGAGAATCACCACAGTATGGGCATCTAAAATTATACAGACCTTGTTTCCTTTGAGAAAATTTCTGAAGCCTAGAAGAAACAAGTCCAATATACTTGGAATCAACAAAACTCATTACAAGATAAAGGTATTACTTTGTCCTCTCTATTGTAGTTGAAGATGGTGCTGGAGTCAAGAAAGAAACTGCTGGTGGCACAATTTTAATGATAAAACCTATTAGTATTAATCCTCCTAATACTTGCCATCTAAACTTAGAAAGACCTTCTACTTTTACTTCTACTTTTTGTATTCTTTCCCCTAACTCTCTACTGATTTCATCATGCTGTTCTTTTGAAGATCTTTTAATATCTTCAATCATTGATACAATTAAATTATCTGTTCTATTACACTGTTCAATCTTTTCATTGTGAACAGCAAGCATTTGACTAATGTTCTGACTTGTCTCTCCTATCTTTTGGATTGCTGTATCAATTCTTTCCATCATCTGTTCATACACAGATAACCTTTCTTCTAATATTGCTATTTTGGTATCTGTAGATGATGGGAACATTTATCTTCTCTTTTTATTTTTCTTCAGAAGTTCTCTAAAAAAATAAGGAATTTTCTTATACTTGGTTTTTCTTAAATCAACTGGTGGTTCCTCTGGAGGCAACCCTGCCAATCCACCACCAGTGGCAGTCATATCTTCTCTAATGATATTTATTATCTTGTTTAATTTAGAAGATTCCATGTTTTAAATTTCTTGCAATATTTTTAAACATTCTTCATCAGTTGGGATTTCATCAACAAATGTTTTTGGATACTCTGGAACTCTATTTAAAAACACTAGGAATGTTTTCATAGAAGACCAAAGTTCCTTTTCTATTTTAAAAAATAAAAGAGGCAAAGCAGCTTCATTAAAAATATTAAAGACAATAATAAAATGGTTAATCAGGAGACTTGTTTTTAAGTCTCCTGTCTTAACATACTTCCTTAATAGTTTTTTGATATATTTGAATCTGCTTAAGTCTTCAAAAAAATCCTCTTGCGTTACTGCTTGAGGATTGTCATAATGTTTTATGGCAAATAAAATATAATTATCTTCATTCAACTCATCAAACTTCATATATCAATTATGCATATGTAACTGTTACGCCATCAGACTCAGCACTTACACCATCACCAGTGACAACTGCTCTGAAGCTGTATCCATTAGGTCTGGAAGATGTAATGTTTGTTGATCCAATTCCAAGAATAGGACCAGTAACATTGCTGTAGATAGAGTTGTTGGAGAGTGCAGTGTAACCAGCAGATACTGGGTATGCATACTGCCACTGAGTTGACAGTCCAACATAAGGAGTTGCAAGAGCAAATGCTGTCAGGGTTGTAGCAGAAGTGGTTGCAATACCAACAACAGCAGTTGGTTGAGTTGTAAAGTCAACAGTTCTATCTGGATAGTTAGAGTCATCATTAGCATCACCAGTTGTACCATAAGTAGTACCTTGAACTGGTGGAAGATTAGTTGTAATACCAGACAGTGCAACAAGAGTTTCAGACTTAACTCTTAGATTACCATGCATATCAACATAGGTATGAACACCAACCCAACCAGCATGTGTTACTGCATACTTATATCCTGTATCTCCATCTGAATATTCAGTATCTCTAATAGCAGCAGTTTCATATACATCAACACCAACAATTGTATTGTTTACACTAGTTGCTTGCAAATTATAGTTGCTATCCTGCATCAGATACTTAGGTTGCTGAGAGCAAGTGTATGCTAAACCAGCAACAGCAACACCACTGAGGAATTGAGTTGAAGCAATTGAAACAGTTGTTGCATTAGTTACACTATCAATAACTGCTTCACCAACAGTATTACCAGCACCAATATAAATTACAGAACCAACATATGCTGAAGAAAATGAGGTCCCAGATCCAGTAATTACTTTAGTAGCATAAACAAGACTGATAGTTCCAGGTGAGTTAATACTATCTGCTGTTCCCCAAAGAGCCATGTGTCTTACCTTGAATAAAATTTCTTTTCTTAAGTTATTTATAAAAATGGGAGACCTATAAGGGTCTCCCATGTCATTATATTTTGGTTATGATTATGGAGTTAGATCTTGAGCACCTTTCTTCTTCAAAACTGATTGTGCCTGAAGGAGAATGAGTGAAAGAATACCATTTGATTTTACTTTTGGGTTTGCTCCCAGTGCTTCTGAAACTGCAAACAGAACAGTTGCAATCAGAGCTTGGTTAGCAATAGCCCATGCGATTAATGCTGACATAATAACCTCTAGATGACTTCAGCTTATTTATCTTTAGTATCCTTTAAAATTTTATCAGCAGCTTTAGCAAGTTTATCATACTTACCTTTTACTGTTCTATTTGCTGATGGAGCAGCAGGTTTTGCAGCAGGAGTAGTTTGAACTTTTCCCTTTTTACCTTGTGGTCTTAATCCAGCAAGAACAGTTTCACCTTTGCTATGAATTTCAGAAGTTCTTTTTGCTTCCTTCTCTTTTGCTTTTCTCTGAGAATCAGTCATTGCATTTTGTGTTCTCTCTGATGCAGGTCTTAACTTAGACTTTTTAGGGTCAAACCTTGCTTCAAAAAGTGGAGTTCTTGACTCAACAAATGCAAGAACAGATTCAGTTGTAGATACTTTCAGTCTTTGTGCTTGCTGAGCAACTTGGAAGTCTGCTCTTTCCTTTGAAACTTTTGCTCTAGCAGCTTGCCTTTTTGCTGCTGCCATAGGATCTGCCTTTTGTCTTTCTGCATCACCTTTTGCAGGCATACCATAAGTATCACCTTCATCAAGTTGAACAGACTCATAAATGCCAACAATCTCATCTAAGGTGAACTTAGAAAGATCATAACCTTCAGCAATCAATTCATCCATCCATGCATCAACTTCTTCAGATACTGTTGGTTTTGTATTGATTTTATTCTTGATACCCCTTCTCACATCAAGTTTATCATTCTTGCCATTCTTACTGTGCAGTTCTCTTTCTTCTTTAGCGACTTTCTTTTTAGGAAACTTACCACTTACTTCTCCCTTCTCATATCCCTTACCATCACCATCATCATCCCACCATCTTTTGGGTTTATCATTTTCTTTCTCGCCATTCTTTTCTGCCTTTTCTTCAGCAGGACCTTCTTTATGCTTCTTCTCCCCTTTTTCCTCTTTCTCTTTCTTTTCTTCAGAAAGATGAGGATCTCTAATTGCAGAGAAAGTATCCGCCCAAATGTTAGACATTTAATTAATTTAACTAGTTCTTTTTTTATTTATACTAAAGTAACATCCTTGATCCATGATTTAAACATAATACCATCTTCAGTTACACAGATCAAATGGTTTGCTCCATGTCTGATAATTTCACCTCTTAACCCAGTATTACAACTTTCAACTATGTCGCCAACTCTATAAAGGTTACCAAATACATAATTCTCTCTTAATCCTTTTGGATCTAAGTCAGGAGAAATCTGCCAAGTTTCTTTAACTTCAAGGGATCCACCAAGTTCTTGGAATATTTGTTTAATAAGTTTTGGTTGTACACCAGATGGCATTGCTTTTTTAAAAGTTTCAAAATCACCAGATGCTGCTGCTTTTCTAGCAACTGAAGAATTGTCTTCTGCATCTGGATCTTTTGGTCCTGAAGATACTACGTTGATTGAAGAGAAATTATATAATTGACCATTTTGCTTCTTAGCAAGATTATCAATTTCAGAACATCTTTCTGATCCACATACAATATTAATAGCAGTGTATCCTTCTTGATTTAAAAATGCTAGGACATCAAAAATAGTTTTAAACTCTTCACTATCAATAATTCTATCTGCATACTCAGGGAACATTGCTTTCATAAAATCAATCTTTGCATCTGCAGGAAGAGGATTCTTTTTACCATCCTGAACCCTGGAAGGGAAAACATAAAAGTTTCCACCAGATGCTGCTTGCTTTAAAGCATTTAAAAGATTCTTGTGTGCTTTTGTTGGAGGGTTGAACTTACCAAAAGCAACAGTAACTACATCTCCACTAGGACCTTTTTGTTGTTGCTGTGATCCTCTTGCTTGTGCTCCAGTAGATTGAGGGTTCTTAGATCTATCTGCTGAAGTTGCTTTTGGTTTAGCACCAAGTCTCTTTGGTGCTGATTGTGCTTTTGCTAATTTCTTACCTTTTACATCAGCAGGTTTCTGTAATGCAGAGTCCCCTTCTTCACCTTTCTTTTTTTTCTTTTGATCTATGAATTCAAGTTTACCCTTAACTGTCTGAGCTTTCCTAGATCCTTCTTTATCAACCCAATATCCATGCCCATCACCAACATACCCAAGTTTCTTTGCTTGCTTTGCAGCTTGGGATGTTCTTGCTTCTGTTATAAACTCTAGGAATCTTTTCATTTATTGATTTCTGAATATATCAAGTCCTGATTGTCGAGAATATACTGCAATCCTATGCCTTTGGCATGTAAGTATTTATCCTTCTTATCTTTTGGGTCTTTATATTGATCCATAAAAGAAGAGTAAAACCTAGAAAAATTTTCTATGGTTTTCCTCTTCAACTGCTTCACTCTTACGTGTTGTTTATATAGTGGAATCAGTTCTTTAAAAAATTCTTCCATCAGGTTTCAAGTAAACTGAAAAGACCTCTTTCACTATTTACCTCAACACCACACTCTTCAGTAAACTTTTCAAGATCTCTTCTGGAAGGATTGCTGATTCTTTCTCTTGCCATAGCATGATAATCATCAGACAAATCAAATCCAATGTAATCATGACCAAGAAGTGTAGCAGCAAGACCAGTTGTACCTGAACCACTATAGGGGTCAAGAACAACACCAGGAGTTTCCATCACTGCTTGGATACAACGAAGAGGAAGAACAATAGGGAAAGGAGCAGGGTGAGGATTCTTCATCTCAGGACCAAACTTCCAAACTGATCCATAGTTAACAGACCTTCTAGGAAGTTTAGGACGCTTAGCACCTTTACACAACCAGTAGATTCTTTCATCAATTTGAGTAAATCTATACCCAGAAATCTCAGGACCACTGCCCCTGTTCCAGATAATCTCTTCCCTGATGTGCCACTTAGTTTTAGGCAACCATGCCCAAGGAGAAGTAGCATTACCTTCAAGGTATCTGACCTTATGATTGTAGAACAATGAACCACCCTCTTTGGTCTTATCAAAGAGAACATTCAGAAGTTCAATCTGCTGCTCCTGATAAACATCTTCAGGAAGAGAATCATCAAACTTATCATACTCAATTTTGCGAAACAAACCACCCCCAATCTTCTGTTTGTTGTATGGGGGTGAAGTTACAGTGCAATCAATGGAGTTGTCATCAAGTTGTTTTGCTAACTCAATACAGTCTCCAGTTCTCAGATCAATCATAGGGTCTCCAGCATTTTACCAGTGTAGCACATCATTGGACTTTGATAAAGGGTCCAGACAAGTCAGCTTGACTAATGTTCATTTTTGATGATAGGAAGTAAGCATGAGTAATAAGTTCTGCTAATTTATGGTCCTTCTTAGCCTCAATAAACATTTTCATATATCTAAGGATTCTAAGTTTGCTTCTTAGTTTAACTGCAAAATTTTTACCTGAGGGGTTTGAGGATTGGTCATCAAGCAAAAATGCTTTTTGAATAAACTCTTCTGGAGTACAAACTTTTCCCATATAGGAAATTTTACCAAAGTCCTTAGTTATAGTCTTATCAGAAACAATATCTGAAAAATAGTCTTGCCAATACTTTAGGTGAGTGGCAGTAAATTTTCCATTCAAAGGTATATTGTAATTAATCTCTTCCCCTGTATATTTTTTAACTAACTCTGCCATTTTAGGAGCAGGAATTGCTCCATTTCTTGCAGTAGCATTTACATATTTTCCTTTGTTATTGGCAACTCTATCCCTAGGTTCAGTTGCATGAGCAGCAGTACTTGAGACTTTACTTTCCCAAAAATATCTTTTGATGTATTTTCCTGCTTTAAATTGTGCCTCAAATGTTAAAGAGTTTCCTGCAAAATCATTGTCTCCACCTCTCTTGGTAATTTCCATATAAGTGAACATATCACCTATCAGATCACCTTCATGAACTTCAATACCATCAGGACCAACATCTATATTAGTTTCATAAACATGAGATTCTGGTTCTGCTTTTGTTGGTTTTTTAAGAGAGATGCCAAGAAGAGTTTTACTTTCTAAAAGTTGACTTAGATAAGCATTAACAGTTCCAACAAATACTTCAGGAGCAGTAGTTCCATCTGAAAATTCTTTCTTAAGAAGATCAACCATGTCCTTTACTTTTCTTTCTTCACCCGACTTTATCATGTAGACATCAGTGGTGTTCCAACTATCTTTTTTTCCTGTAAAGAGTTGTTGTTGAGGTCTATTAAAACTAGACCAAATATAATCATAAATGTCTGTTGTTTTTGTTGCAGGCAAAGTTTTTGTGGATCCACCATATCTGGCATACTTCCAAGAGGTATCTTTATTACCTTCAGTATGACCAAGATATTTAATTAATGCCTTTGCCTGCTTTAGCAATCCAAGATACCACTCAGAATCCATATTTGGAAATTCTTTTTTTAGATCATTATACAATTCTAGGTCTTGGTTTGGAGTTAGATCAGCCCCTCTTTCTATAGCATGATAAAAAACAACTATAGAAGCTGCCTCAAAAAGATCTGTTTCAGTTGCCATCTATTTTAGTTTATAATTATCTATCGTCGTCAGAACGATTTTCTGAGTAGAAAACATCAAAGGCACCACCAGGATAACGCTTCTCAAGTTTCTCTACATTCTTTGCAATAACCTGATCAATAGGAGTTTCCAATGCAATACATGCTTGCATAACATACCACATCAGATCACCAAGTTCAGTAAGAAGGTGGTCCTTATTATCTTCATTCCAGGGTTTGCCTTGGAAGATCATCTTCTTAACAATCTCCAGGAACTCACCACCCTCAGCATTCATACCAACACCAGAAGTTAGAAGTCTTTCAATGTTAGCACCTTTACGATCTAGTTCAACAATGCGATCTGAGAAAGCAACAAAGTCTCTAGATGCATCAGAGGTAACTGCATCTACAAATTGTTGGTACTTGTTAAAATCAACTTGTCCAGTCATTAGAATTTAAAACCTGCGAATTTACTTTGTTTTGGTTCATCATCATTAGTATACTCTTCTTCTTGTCCTGAGTCAAGAATATCATCCTGTGCTTTTTGTTCACAGTCATAGAGTCTCATCTTTGCCCTATCAATACCAACAATGAACCTTTTGTTGATAGTGGGATCATTATATCTGTTCTTCAATTGTTTTACCATAATTTGCCCCAACTGTTCCAACTCTTCTGTACTAATAAGGGCAAACATAAGATCAGCAGTAGCAGGGAGACCAAAGGACTCACTAGTATCAGTAAGTTCAACATCAGAGTTCCCATAACCACTGCGAGTAGTCTGGGTAGCAGAGACAATGGGAACATTGAATTCCACTGCCAATCCTCTAAGTTCCTCTGCAATTGCCTTAACATACGAATAAGAATTGACAGAGAAGTTTGACTTATACCTAGAGGACCCACAAATGTTAAGGTAGTCAATAAAAATAATATCAGGTCTAAATGATTTTTTGAGAGATAGTTCATTTAGCAAAGACTTAAAGTGACCTGCATGTGCTGAAGCAGTTGGGTATTCTTTGATAATCAAAGTTCCTTGCGTCTTCTTAGCAATGCTATTTACCTTAGTATCAAACATTTGCTTAGGAAGATCTACAATATCTTTGATATTTACATTCAGGAGATTCGCATCAATTCTTTCAGCAATCCTGTCCTCTGCCATTTCAAGTGTAATGTAGAGAACATTGCGCCCTTGCAAGAGGATGGAGCTAGCCATGTGGCACATGAATAGACTTTTGCCGACACCTGTACCAGCAAGAGCGATGTTGAGAGTCTTATTAGGGAGACCACCTTTCGTGATCTTGTTAAAGTATTCAAGATCAAATGGGATTTTTTCTTCTTTTCTGTGATAGGTATCATATCTTTGTTCATAGTCATTAAGGTAGTCATGTCCAATGTGATTATCAAAACTTACTGCAAGAGCATCTTGAAGAATAGATGGAATAGCATCTCTGTTTTTGTTTTCATCTTGTCCATCTGCAATCTTAATAGATTCCATGAGGGCAAGATAGATTGCACGATCTCTACACCACTTTTCAGTAGTATCAGTCAACCAATTAATCTCTACTGAAGAGTCTTCAAAATTACTAACATAATCACAAACTGTTTTAAATGTATCCTCACTGATGTCAGTTCTCTTTTCTACTTCAATGCCAATAACATCTTTGGTTGGCATTGTTGAGTATTTAATGACAAAATTGGAGATTTCATCAAAGATTACTTTCTCATGAAAATTTTCAAAGTAATCATTCTTTATGAATGGGAGAACCTTTCTGCAGTATTCATCATTGAAGATTAAATTTTTAAGGATTGTAGTTTCAATTTTCTCCATCATTTATAATGCAAATACCCACTTAGAATGTACTTTGGACCACTAATAGGAGGTTCACCTTTGTGAGGGAACATCCACAATGGAGGGAATATCAATACCCTCCCTCTCTGAGGGTGAACAATAAAATCTTTGAATACTGTATCACCTCCTTCTTGAACATCATTCAAGTACCAAAGAAATGCTAGGTATCTTCTAGCACTTGCATAATCCTGCACATCAACATGAACATCAAACTGATCATGCCCATCATTATTATACTTCTTCAATCTGAACTGTTCAAATGCATGACTTTCAGGAAAGACTCTCTTATCAACAAACTCATAATACTTATTTCTCAACTGAAAAGTCTTAGTGATTAAGTGATTATGAACTGCTTCAAACTGCTGATTCAGTTTGCAATTCTCTGTGATATTAAATTGAGTAAAAGATGGTTTTTGATCATTGTCAACTCTTTCATGCAAGTTTTGATTGTTCTCAAATTCAGCAATCAAATATTCACAAACATCTGGTTCTAATCCATCATCATAAACATGAATGAATTCTCTAAGATCAACCATAAGAGAACTCCTGTTTTGCTGCTTCATCTAAAGCTTGCATAACTTCTGGAGTAAAGAATTTTCCTGGATTTTCCATGATGGTTTTGCCATACTGAGATCCATCTGGAGTCTCATACCTAGTACCAACCTTCTTAAAGATCTCATACTTTTCAGCAAGATCAAGAAGACCATAATACTTATCAAGACCTCTTTCATCATAGTAAAGACGAACTTCTACTTCTTTATTTTCTTTACTCAATCTAGATTTGTGAGTCTTACATTTAATAATGTTGCCTACCACTTCTGTACCATCTTTTTCTTTCTTCTTAGAAAGGTAGATGATTGTGGAAGCAGCATACTTAAGTCCAGATCCACCACTCATTTCCTTCATTGGAATATAAGATCCAACAACATCATAAGTGTGATTAGTGACAATCATGGGAATCTTTGCTTGCCCAAGTTTAAGGGTGAGCATTCTAAATGCCCCTTTGACAAGTTGAGATTTAGTCATATCTCTAACTTGCTTTTCATTCAAAGCATCATCAATTTCCTTTTCAGTAGAAAGCATACCAAGAGAGTCTAACACAAATATACAAGGTTTGCGTTCTCCCTCTTTTTTCTTAAGGTAAAGATCTACTGCTTTGAGTGCCTTTGATCTAAACTCTTCAATAGTAACAACATTGACAACCACAAGACGAGAAGTATCAATTCCACGAGATTCTAAAAGAGATTTAGTGACAGCAGCCTCAGTGTCAAAGTAGAGACAGTAACCATCGGAATAAGTATCAAGAAAGTTCTTAACCACTGCGAGAGAGAAAAAAGTCTTTCCAGTAGAAGACTCTCCAGCAATAGCAGTAATCTTATTCCCAGATACACCACCAAATACACTACCTGAAACCAGTGCATTAAAAATGTATGAACCTGTTTCAACATAAGTTTCACTCTCATCAATATCTGAGGCAAGTTGCGTGTACTCACCTCCAATCTCTTTTACAATATCTTTTAAAAAATCCATGGTTATACAAAGAAGGATGATAGGTTATTTGTTTTTTCTGTTTTCCAATTAATACAATCTAGAATTGTCTTCAATGGTTCCAGAAAACTCTTATCAAATTGGAGTTCATAATCAACATACTTCCCAATGTTTAATTCTTTAGGGAACTGTTGAATAAAGGAGATTACATTTTCATGTAATGGATTTGCCTTTTTTAAATAGCAAAACTTAATCTTCTCCCCATTGTTAATAACTGGATACTTGTTGTCCAGTTTATTTTTTCTAATATAGTGATTATACAGCAGAACACCTCTAATGTGAATAGGAGTTCCTTTCTCATAGATAGCATTTACTGATCTATACTTATTGATATTATTAGCAGTTCTTGGGAATGAAATATCTTCAGGAGGAAGATTGCAAAATTCTTTCTTACTCTTTTCAATAAAGTCAATCATATCCTCTTCTGTTTTAGTCATGATGATTTTGAATGCTTCTTTAATCATAGTCCTACATGGAGCAGGAGTAGATGATTTAACTGCTTCAAGTCCCATGATCTTAAGTTTAGGTTCAGAATACCTGACACCTTCAGAGTCCCAAACATTGAGAATGTATCTTTTCTTAGCAGTCCAGATACCTCTTTCTGCAATGTTCTCCCTCTTCATCTGCATCTTCTGATCATAGGCATTCACATAGTCCGCCAATTCTTGGTAAGAACTTTCAATATAAGGTTCAAGTTCCATCTTACAGATCTTATCAAGGAACCCAACAATTTTCTCAGCAGTTTTCTCTCTTCCCTGGTATACAGTTTCAACCAGAGGACCCATGTTGAGGTAGATAGAATCAGTATCAGAAGCAACAACATAATCAACACCATCAGTTTTAAGAACTTTATTAATGTAAGTATTCACTTTATTCTCAATCCATCTGATTGAGACTTGACCAGAAAGAGTAACTGCCTCAGCATTTTCAATACGAAAATATCTAAAGTATTCGTTACCAACAGCACCATAAGCAGAGTTCAGTGAAATCTTTTTTGCCATTTGAATGTTGTTACATCTGGCAATTTCTTTCATCAATTCCACTGTAGGAGTTTTTTCATACTCCTGTTTTGCTTGAAGCATTTTCTTTTTATAGATGACACGATCCGTGTACATCTTTTCCATCAATTCTGGAAGGAATCCTCTAACATTCTTTTTGTATTGTGCGCCATTTGCACATACTGTATATGGATAGTTTTCTGGAATTTTAATCTGCTTCTTCAAAACTTTATCCACTGAAACACCTGGGAATCTATCTTCCACAAGAGTTTCTGGGGAAATGTTATATTGCATAATCAAGTGAGGATACAGAGAGTTTAAGTCAAAACTTACCACCCACTCATGCTTACCAACAATTGGATCTTTTACATAGGCACCTTCATACCTTTGATCTTTCTTAGTATCCTTCTTAAAAGGAATAACAATGTTTTTAGATCTCAAATAGTTATAGATGATGGCATCCCACATCCTAACCTGATAAAACACATCATTAAAGTTGCCCTTACCATCATATGCCATGGTAATAGCAAGCTCAATGAGGCGCATTTTATCCTCAAGTCTATCTACAAGTTCTACGTCAACAATGTTATATTCTACAAACTTCTGCCAATCCTTTGTATAGAACTCTTTAAAAGTATCATACTCAGAGTGATCTAGTTTCTTTTGTCCCAATTCCACATTGGCAATATGATCCAGTCTATATGACTCCTGGTTTGTATAAGTAAATTTCTTATACAACTCAAGATAATCAAGAATAGTAATGCCTGCAAGTTCAACCCTAGTTTGAGGTCTACCTGCAATAACAATTTCAGACTGAGTAACAATACCCCAAGGAGAAAGTTTCTTTAGGGTTTTATCACCAAAGGTTTTTTGAATTCTTCCAGATAGATATGGGATATCATAAAGATCACAGTTCCAACCAGTAATCACATCAGGATGATTTGAGTCCCAATAGAAAAGAAATCTATCAAGAAGATCAGTCTCATCCTTACACAGAATGTATTCAACATTCTTTTGCTTGTTTGTAAATGGTTTAACACCCCAAGTAATAATATTCTTGGTATTGTAATCTTGAATGGAAATGGTAAGGAGTTCTTCCTCACAGTTTTTTACATCAGGGAATCCATTCTCTGATGCAACCTCAATGTCAATTGTAATTAGTTGAATTTTACTAATGTCAAACTTGATAGATTCTTCTGGATAGTTATCAGAAATATACTGATTTACATATCTTGTATTTCCATACAGGTTGAAGTTATCAATGTTTTGATACTTATCAATGAACTCTCTAGTTTCTCTAATGGTTCCTGGTTTAATTTCATCTACATAATTCCCCTCAAGAGTTTTGAATTTAGTTTTCTTGTTGGTGCTGACATACAGAGTAGGGTAAAAAGTTTCCCTATTCTTAAAATGCTCGCCATTATCAAATCCCCTGGAGAGGATTTCATTCCCCACCAGGACAACATTAGTATAGAATTTCATTTAATAAGTTCTTGATATTTTTCAAGTAGGGTTGGTTTGGGATCCACAAGAGTTAAAATCTTGTCTGAACTCATCATAAAAGTATCTTGACTTGTGTATCCACAAAGAAATGGAGTTAGATTCTGTTCTGTGTCTACAACAAAAGGTTTAATCAGTTTACAATCAGGCTCTCCAAGTTCTGTGCCTACTTCTTCAATTTGAGTTATCAGAATTAGATTGTTCGTCAGTGCTAGAATTTTCACCATTTACTTGCTCCAAATAAGATTGTTTTACTTCATCAAGGGGTTCTACAATAGAAACTACCCAATCACAGGGGATTGGAATTTCCTTTTGCTTAGACAGAGGAGCATATGGGTAAAAAGTTACACTAGCAGGAGTTTCCTGACTACCATCATTGAGTTTAGTTACAAATGGGTTTGAGAGAAGATACCCAACAACTCTATCCCCAGACATCATTTCTTTTACATCAGCAATGACATCTTCATAGGATTTCAAAATCAAAAGTTTAACAGACATAGTTTTCCAATGTAAGAGTTTTATCTTGTAGTTTTAAAATATGATCAGCAAGTTTGTCAATGTATCCTCTGTTTCTAAGTTCTTTAAAAACAAGATTCTCAAATGCAAACTCACCACCTTTATCTAGGGCAGAGTTTCTCATGTCCCTAAGTTTTTTCAGGAGACTTTCCAATGCTTTTTCATTGTTAGCATACCTAATAGTCCTGTCAATCTTATTCATCATATCACGAACCTTAGTGCTTAGCAAGTCCTCATCCAGGTCCCCTGAGAACTGTTCTGGTTTAATTAACCACTTGTTTGACTTAAGAGAAAATACACCTTGACTTTTTCTTCTTTTCTTTCCAGGTTCTTCTACATAAGGTTCTACATCATGCCCATAAACTTTTACTTCATGGGTCAAAGTCCAAAGTTGTTTCTTTGCCTGATAGTAATCAGAAAGAACATCTGGGCAAGATCCATTATTAACAACCAAGTGTAAATCTAAATCAGAATACTTGGTGTAATTGTATCCAGCATTACCACCAAGAAGTAAAATGTCTACAATTTTAGACTTCTTAACATCTACAAAGTCTGCCCATGCCTTTGCAACTTTTAATAGATGAGTTCTAACCTCTGGTTTTAATTTTTCCCCATTCCAGAAAGTAGGATTTAATTGATCATGGACTCTAAATGATATTGATTCTTCAAGGAAAGTCTTATAATTCTTCATTAATCCTTTTATAGGTATTTATAAAAAGGGGGGAAGTGGATGGTCTTAGTCATCCTTTCCCCTGCGGCGACGATATTCAATATTATTTAGAGATAATCTTTTCTAGTATGATGTTCTGGCACAACTTTTCCTAGTTTAACAGTAAGTAATCCATCTTCAAAAATTACTTCCCTCACTTCTGTATCATCAGAAAGAGTCCATGCCCTAGTAAAAGATCTTTGACCTACACCCCTATGAAGATAAGAGTCTGATGATCCTTTATCTTCTCTATTTCCCTCAATAAACAGTTTACCATATTCAGTATAAACTGTTATTTCAGATTTCTTAAATCCTGCAAGTGCCAATTCAAGTCTTGATTCTACAGTACTAACTTGAATTAAATTATATGGTGGATAATTTGAAGATGTTTCATGTAGATTAAATAGACGATCAAAATATTCATCCAATCCAATACTGTTTTTTGTGATCTTCTCCATTAGAGAAGGAAGATCTGACGCAGTATATCTGTTAAGACTTGTCATTATGGTAGCTCCTTAAAAAGCGAGTTTGTGTTTTGTGGACCCCTAAGGCATCCAATACTAATTATAACAGATCCAATAAAAAAGGGGATGTTGAATCCCCTACAAAATTATTCAGTTATCTCTACCTTTTTCTTTTTAGATCCAATATTGTACTTAGTCTCTAGAGTCCATTCATTCTTTTCTTTGTATGAAAGGACTTTAATCTGATTAAGTGGAGCAATATCAGAAATCTTAGTTAAGTCTACAATAGTAATTAGACCCCAATCTGCAAGCAGTTGAGCAATTCTATTGCGTCTCTGAACATCATTGACAGTCAGATTTGCATGTTTACCATCAAGGGCAAACAGTTCTTTAAAGTGTACAAGATAGTATCTACCCTGTTTATGAAGGATGTGGCAAGATTGATAGATCTTCTTTTCCTTCCTAGATGCAACACCAATTCTGGTCAGTGTCTCACGAACCTTTAGGAAATCATCAGGTTCATTGAGGACAACCTCTACCATTTGGTCTGGTGTCCACTTCACTTCAGGTTCTTGAACAACACTCATTTTGTTCCTCCAGTTTCAAGTTTTGATTTAATAAAGTTAATTTGGTCTTGTGTCAGAATTTTCAAAGCTTGCTCTGCTTTCTCATTACTATACTTATAGTAAGATTTAACTACATCAAGGTCTTTGATCTTATCCTTACGAATCCAGGGAGAGTATCTCTTTTTGATTCTTACAATATTTATAAAGAAGTCATATTGTAACTTTTTATCTAATGCATGATTAAGATTCATTTCATTGGCATACATCAGGCAATCAATATGACCAGATAGACATTTATTGATAATGTATGGAGGGTATTCTTTTGTAATTGTTGGGTCCTCATCAATCAGATTTTTCTTTGTCTGATTGATAGAGTTGAGCCAATCCTTTAGTTCTGACATTTTTCACGTACTTCTCAACATCATTTAATAAAACAGATTCTACAGGAATTCCAAATTCCTCAGATTTTTTATATACATCATCCATATAAGAGTGCCACAAATAATCAAAAGTTTCTTGTGGAGTTTTACCTAACTCTTCAGATTTTTGAACTATCCATTCATACTCTTCATCAGTCAAATCAATTACATTAGGATCTGAGAATTCTGTCTTTTTTCTATAGACAGAATTTTGTTTTGAAGTAACCCAACGAAGATTATCTACATGATTGTTTTCTGGATCATCATCTATGTGATCTATGATCGCAGTTTCTTTAATCCATTGTTTTACTGGATCTGGAAGATCTTTCCAATATTCTTTTATTTGATCTGGAGGATTTTCATCAATAGGTTTCCAAGCATCCATAACTGCTTTATGGACTCTAATAGTCAATCTATGTGATTTAGAAGTTTCTCTTCTTTTACTGTAATCATAATCAGGAAATAATCCTATAGGAATGTCCACACTAAACTTAAGTGACTCTACTCTATTAGTCCCTCTTTTGGAATAATCTTTTGCAAATTTAATAAATTTATTGGAAAGAGCACTGAAAACTCTACCATCCTTACTAACATAATACCCAGGAACAATTTGACCATATTTTTTTATGGGTTTAAATTCTTCTTCTAAATTTTCAAATAACATAATTAATCAAAATCAATTCCTTTCTTTGATGTTGTTCTCTCATGTATTCTCCTACAGATCTCATAGTGTAGGTATGATCAAACTCAATTGCTTGCCAGTCTTTAAATCTTTCTCTTACTAACTGGTCTGAATTATAACTAACCATCATGTCCATAGGATGATCATCACAATCAGCAGCAAAGCTATCGTGATCAAATCTTTTGTGCATTGATCCTTTATTCCCATAGAGATTATCCTTAATGTCATAAGGAGGATCAAGATACATAAAAGCACCCTTGTTTCCATCCATCAAATAACCATAGGAATAATTAGTTATACGCCAATGCTGAATTATCTCAGAATACTCAGGCAGTTTTTGAATCCCTGACAGATTGAAGTTGTTATTGGATGCCTGCTCTGAGAATGAAGAGCTTTCTGTGAGACCACTAAAAGAACACTTATTGACAATATAGAAAGCCACAGCACGATCAAAATTCTT